ATGAGCGACGAAGATCGATATCTGATAGACCGGAGTGGGAAGTGGTACTACGTGCGACGGATTCCGGAGCACGTGCAAGGCCTCGTCGGTCAATCACGCATCAGTTTAACCCTTAAAACCGGCTCGCTTGAAACAGCCCGCGTTCGCCGCGACGCGATGGAAGAGGCGGATGCTGCCTATTGGGCGAAGCTTCTGGCGCAGTCTCCGGCCGAGCAGGCCGAGGCGCGTTACAAGGCAGACAAGGCGCGTTGCATGGCGCTCGGGTATGTCTGGAAAAGCCTGGATCAACTGGTGAGCGAGGCGCCGCCCGAGGAGCTTGTGTCGCGTGTCCTGGCTGTCGGGAATGGTCCCGACAAAACAAGGGGCGCCAAGGCCGACGCGTTGCTGGGGACGGCCAGGCGACCAACGATCGCTGTTTCGAAAGCCCTGGAAGTTTTTCTCGCGGACATTGCACCGGACCTGATGCGCAACAAGAGTCCGCAGCAAAGGCGGACCTATGAAAAAGTCAAATGGCGCGCGGTGAACAACTTCATCGAAATCTGCGGCGACAAGGGGATGGCGGACATCACGCGAGAGGATGCCGTCAGGTTTCACGGTTGGTGGCAGAAGCGTGTGACGGGAGAGATTGAGCCGAAGTGCTCACCGAATTCCGGCAATCGTGATGTCGGCAACATGCGCAAGCTGCATGACGATTACTTCAAACATATCGGTGAAGACGATCTGCCGAATCCGTTCCGCAATCTGCGCTTTCGCGAGCGCAAGATCGACAAGAAAAAACGACCGGCGTTTTCAACCGACTGGATCCGCGATCGTATCCTGCGTCCCGAAACCTTCAAGGGATTGAACCGCCAGGCGAGCGGGATATTGCTTGTTCTCATTGAAACAGGCTGCCGGCCTTCCGAGATCTGCAATCTGCCGGCGCATCGCATTCATACGAACGCCAAGGTCCCCTTCATCGAAATCGAGTTTCAGGAAACGCGCGAGCTGAAGACGGAATCGAGCATTCGCCGTATTCCGCTTGTGGGTGTTGCACTCGAAACGTTGAAGCTCTTTCCGGAAGGGTTTCCACGCTATCACGACAAGGAAGAGAATTTCTCCCAGATTGCCCGCAAGCATTTCAGGGCAAAGGGACTGTTTCCCACAGATGGCCATGTGATCTATTCACTGCGCCACTCGTTCGAGGACCGCATGAAAGAGGGGCGAATCGATCCGGAGATTCGGAAGAACCTATTCGGGCACTCGATCGAGCGAGAGGAATACGGCGAAGGTGCGAGCCTGTCGTTCTTGCAGGGCGAGCTCAAGCGGATAGCGCTGCCATATCCCAAGCAGATCTTGAGCGGCTTATCTGGTTAACTTTCGGGCACGTGTGCGCGCTCTCGCTCGAGCCCTGGCTTCATCATCCGCGAGCAGGTCGGCGTGGATCTGTTCCATGCGCGTGAAGGCCGGCAGGAGATTCGGGCGCGGGCCAGCGACCAGTTCGGCCAGAATGTCGAGCGCACGCTCAACATTCTCAAGAGTAAGGATTTCCTCCTTGCTCTTTTCCGGCTGGTCTTGGTTGGCTTGCGCGCGCATCTCGAGGGTCGGTCCTTTGGATCAAGGCAATGGTTTCAAGGATGCGGGAAGGTGACTTTGACGTCGCCTTCCTCTTCAAGCCGCTTTTTCATGAGGGCGAGCGAGTCCTGGTAGTCCTCGCGGTCCTCCGGGCTCAATTCCTCGTCCCCAAGCATTTCCTCGTTGTTGCGGATGATGTCGGAGATCAAAGGCGCGCAGTCGCCGCAGGCATCCACGCCGTCGCCATAGGGGAAATACGGGTCGCCTTCATTGATCGGCTTGACGCATCCCTCGCAATGGCTTGGCGCTTCCTCTTCGTCGCCTTCGGGCAGACGGGTATGCAGCTCGTATTTCGCCGAGGTCTTGTTGAATTTCCTCGCGGCAACCTGGCCGAGATCAATTCCGAGACCCGCGGCGAGCAGGTCCAGGGCGATGATGGTGTCGCCGATCTCGTCGCCGATCGCCTCCAGGTCGGCCTTGCTGCCCTTGATACCGCGCTGCGCGCGCAGGTATTTTTTCATCTGCTCGCTGACCTTGCCGAGATGTCCAGCGATTGCGAGGGCGTTCAGGGATGTCAACAGGTGTTCTTCGACCGCGGCAACCAGCTCGCCGCCTTCGCCGGCGATCTCGATCGTCCGGAACGCGGTGTCGATCTGGTCATTGCCGGGCCATTCCAGTTGCCGGCGGCGGTTCGCTTCCCGCAGAGTGTCAAAGGTAAGCATCAGAGGGGAAGTCCTTTTTGCTGGGTGTCCATCCGCTTGCGGGTGGTTTGGGCGTCCGGCAGCATCCAGCGGGCCGGGGCGGGAAGGATCGAGTTGTCGGCTCTGGTCCATTTGAAGTAACCAAGCTGACCAACTGCGGGGATGAAATCGCAGGGTTTCGGGTCCTGGAGGACAAGACCGCGCGGGCCGAAGAACCAGAGACTCGTGCTCTCGCTCACCACGTCGACGACTTCCACCGAGCCGATGATGCCGCAGCGCCTTATCCAGTCGGCGGCGTCCTCATATTCATCGCGCGTCATGCCCTTGGCGGCGTGGATGGCAATGCGCCCGCGGCGCTTCAGGCCGTGATTGACGGCCTGCCAGCTGCGGTTCTCGATATCCTTGCCGGCGTGGATGATTGCCCATGCCCACGGCTGGCGAACGGAAAGGGCGTGGTCTGGAAGCATCAACTTTGCCCCCTGATGCGCTGCAGGCGATCGATCTCAGCCGCGATCAGGGCGCCGGCCTTTTCCAGGTTGCGGATCGGGTCGTCAGACGGTTTCCACCACGACACATCCCAAGGCCAAAAGCCAACTGGATCGCGCGCAAAAAACCGAACAGCCGTGGCAAGGTGTCCTTGAAACGCGTAGGCGGTTGCCGCAGCCGACATCTGGCCACCGTCGTGTTCGTCGTCATGTTCGGGCGTCCAGCCTTCAACTTCGACCTGCCGCTGGCGTTCGGCAGTAATTCTTTCAATGCCGGTTTTCATGTGTCAGTCGCCTTTGTTATGAAAACTGCTCGTCTGCCCAATTCTTCCAGTCGAAGTCGCAATCGCATTCCCAATTGCCGGACTGGCCGGGTTTGTTCATGTGGGTCGGAACCATGCCGCATTTCGGGCATTCCGGTTCCTCGATCGTGACCTTGGTGCCAGGCGGGAAGGTGTTGGCGGCAAGTTCAATGGTCTCGCCGATCGGGCCGTCACCGTCCTGGTCGCCTTCTGCGGAACCAACCCACTGAGGGCGGTGCTGGTCGCAATTCGGTCCGTCGTAAACATCCGGAGCTTGCACTGCGCTTTGGGTTTCGCGGAATTCCATTTTTGAATCCTCCGTTACGCCGCTGCGTGAGCTTCTGCGACAGTCAGGCGAGTGCGGTTTTTGAATTGGCGATCAGCACGCTCACGGCGCAGCCGATGCGCGTCTTCAAACGCTTGATCACTAAGCGTGACAACATGGTTCCTGGCATTGACGCCACCCGACTTGAGGTCAGAGGCCTGGACGCGCTCGTACAAGGCGTAACCGTTTTTAGACCAGGCTTCTGCGATGGCTTGATCATCACCATTCATTGCGGACTCGCGGACAAGGCCACCGTGGTCAACGGCACAGGTTTCGAAGTACAGAAGCAGATTGATTTCATCTCTCGTCATGTCTTTTCCCCTCGGCAGGCCTTTCTTTACTCTTCGTCGTCACCTTCACCCTCGACCACAGCGTCAAGGGCAACTGCTTTCTCCATCAGAACGTCCCTCGCATCTGCGGGAATTCTCCTATCCATGGTCATTCCGCGAAGAGTGTTCGCAACGGAAACAATGGCAATGTGCTGTTCTTCGGTCATCGGGACCTCATGGGTCAGAGTTGGAGTCGCGGCAAAACAGCTTCGATTGCCGCTCGTGCGTTGTTCTTTTCACGGTCTGACGCATTACTGCGCAGGGCGTCGTGAGCCTCTTCGAGCGCAGCGTCACGCTCCGCGATCAGGCGCCGGTAGAGGGCAAGGTCTTCGTCGGTCATGGCTTCTTCTTCGCCTGGTGCATGGCGATGCGTTTTTCGACGCCCTGGACAAGGCCTTCGTTCAGCATTCTCGCGGCAACGTCGTGCGGATAGAGCAGAAGCAGAATGCCGGCGACGGTGTGTTCCAGCGTCACCATGATCCCGGCGGCGTGGCCGGTGTCGCGATCGTCCAGGATCGCCTTTGCGGCGACCAGGGCGCGCTTGGTGTCTTTTTTGGCTTCGCTCATTGGTGTATCTCCGGATTTCACGCGTCAGGACGGGCGGGGCGGAGCTTGAATTGAAAATTATCCAGCTCGGCAAAGTCAGCGGCAGGCAGGGACATTTTCGTTCCGTCGATAAAGGACATTTCGACAGAAACGACTTTGTTCGATTGCCGGGCGATCCTCCCTTTCTTGTCCAGGAAGTTGATCGAGACCAGTTCGAACTCGCTCGCTTTCTGTTTGACCGCTTCAACCGTTTGACCTGTGCCGGCAAAATTCAGAGACGCGCTTGCCCAATTGGGGTGAAATTCGACCTGCTGCATGTGATGGAAGACGTTCTCCTGCCAGCCGATCACAACGCACTTTTTTCCGAGTGCGAGTGCGCCGCCGAATTCGACGTGGCGACCGCCGCGCGTGTTCGTTTTGCGGGGCTCTTCGGTGAATGAAACGACGCAATCAGCGGCTTCCATATCGGACCAATCTTCCCTGGCGAAGCGTGCGCGCTCGTCGTCCGCTGCCTGGTCGCTGCCGCCCGGTTTGATCTCGTGGCCACCATCGAGCCATCGCGAGGTTACCTCGTGGCCCATTTCCTGAAGTTGGCGACGGATTTCGCGAAGTTCTGGCGCGCGCGAGTAACGTGATGCAAGGTAGATCTTCATTGCTGACCTCTGGCCTTTTTCAATCGACAAACGAACTTCCTGGCTTGGGAAGCCTTTGCCTGCGAGCTGAGTTGACGCCCGGCACAGGCGCCCGAATGTCCGTCGCAGCGGGTCCCATGCTCCGGCTGCATCCCTGCGGCTCACCATTCCGCAGCGGGGTTATCTCGCATGGGCACGGGTCGATCGCGGTTCATGCAGCTCGCCCGTCACTTCAAAATCCTGTGCCGTCTCTCCGGCTGTCACGACTTCGGCTGATCAAAGCGCGCCCTCTCAGGTGCTGCCTCCAGGATCAGTCTGTTACTGTTCCGCCTTTGCGGCCGTCGTTCGCCTTCAGCATCTCCCCCGGAACATCGGGGACGTCTCCGTCTCAAGGGTCGCCTTTCGGTCTTCTTTCCGGGACGCAAGCACTCTCGTCTAACCCTCGTGCTTCGAACTCGCGGGGCAGTTTTTCGACGCTGACATCGCTCTCGATAATCAGTGGTGCCCAGGTCGCCGCATTCAGAGCTGCTGTTCACTCACTTGGTCGTTAATGCCGTTTGCCTTCAAAGGTCGCTGCGACCATCACCGGCTGGTCTCACAAGTTTTGACCGCTGCCTCAGTTGTTTGAGCCTCTTTTCAGAACGGCAGGGCGCGGACTGTCTCGGCCAGGACGAACAGCGAAAAGCTGATCGAGCCGAAGAACAGGGCGTTTTTGGCGAAGAGGTCTGCAAGCTGCATATCCGCCTCCATCAGTCCTTGAGCCGCAGGTCTGCCGCGGTGCGGGTGGCGTTGGCGAAGGCCTCGACGGCGGCTGCGGCGGCTGGATTGCCTTCCTGGCGCAGGACCTCGGCTTCGGCCGCCATTTCTGTCAGGAACTCTCGTGTCGCGACACGGGCATGCGCCAGTCCGCGATCGGGCTGCGGCTTGAACGTCATGACGGCAGGCCTCCCGGAAAGGTGAAGAAAAGGACCTCGCCGACGACGATGCCGGCGGCGAGGCCGAGTGACACCCGAACGGCGATGTTGTTCGCCGTGTGGCTGATGGGGCCGGGTGCGGGGGAGGAAGTTGTGTCGCTCTCCGGCCATTGGCCGAAGTTTGTTTGCGCGGGGCCGGTGTCGCCTTTTGCTTCGTTCCGGAACATGACGGCGACGCAGGCCGCCGCAACCGCCATGCAGGCGAAGGGCGCGGTGCCGGTCACGAAGGTAATGAGCTGCTCGATCATGAGACGTCTGCCTTTCCGGTACCGGGAGGGAGTGCGGCCAGCTGCTCGGCGTGCTCGTGCACAGGCGCGGGGCCGGTGACGGTCTGGCCCGCTGCCGCCAGGGCGCCGGCGATCGCCGCGAGCGCTGCAGGCTTGCCGTAAATGACGTGATCTTCCGGCTGGCCGGGCACGTGAAGGCACAGGGTTTCGACCTTCTGGCCGCTCAGGACCTCGGTGCTGCCGTCGTCATGTTCGACCATCAGTCCGCGGGTCGGGCTTTTGGCGCTCTGGTAGAACCGGATCTGCGCCGCCAGGCTGTCCATGCATTTTTCAAAGGAATCGAGCAGGTTTTCGACATGCCAGACCCGGTCATCCGCCGACAGGTCCTTGCGCTCGTTGAACCAGGCAATGCCCTTTTTAAGCATTTCGAACGAGCGGCGGGTGTTTCCGGTGCTGGCGGTCACGGGTGCGTCTCCTGATTGCATAAGCCGGGGAAACGCTACCAAGCCCGTTTGCAATTTACCCGCAGCCTGAGATTGTAACTGCGTGCCCGGTGTAACCGGGGAATGAACGGGCGCGCCGCCCTTGGCCTGAACGGCGCGCCCTTTACCAACCACACCAGAATGGAGAACAGATATGGCTGGAACAGATGAGTCCGCGTTGTCTCTGGAGGAGCGCGTGTCGCTGCTGACCAAGGAAGTGGACAACACAAAGGAAATACTGAGCTTACTTCTCTCGTACTTGAGGATGCGCAATGACGTGGTGGATGGCCCCGATTTCATGAAATGGTGCCTGTTCCAAATGGAGAATTCATACGCAGGCGAGGATGCTCTCAGCTTTTTCCAGTCCGCTTGCGGGGTGATAGAATCTGCTGATATGGCACTCGAGGCAGAGGAAGATCGCGGTCCTTTTCGAGAGGCGAGCCTTTCCAGGTGGGGGCCCCCCCATCCGGATTGAGCCGCGGATAGATCCATTCGCGCGGGTTTCTTCTCTCGCGTTCCGGATCGCGCGGTTGACAGTTGAAGTTTATCGATCGGATGATCAGGTGTCCCTCGATATCCGGCAACAGCCAGGCAACGAAGCGGGCACGAAGTCGGGCGATCAAGCTTGTTCTCTTCATTGTTGAAGTCCTTGTCCGGCCCGCCACACGGGGCGGTGGTCTTTTCAGTACGGGGAACAGCAGAAAGTTGAAGGGAAGTCATCTGCGGTAGCTCCCATTTGCAACTCGGGAGGCAAGTGCCTGACTGGCAAATCTGCCGCTCAGCGCGTCCTTGACGCTGTCTGGGATTACAAAACGGATCATCCGAGGTTTGCGCGACGCTTCCAGGTCGGCAACGCGCTGACGCAGGTCGGCGTTTACTTGCTTCTGTTCGGCAAGGTCGCTTTCCAATGCGGCAAGACGGCTCTCCAGATTTGGTAATGTGTTGGTCATGCCAGCGTGTCCTTGTTACAAACAACAACGAAAAAACGTCGGGGTCGGATCTGCGCTGAAAGACTAGGGGAAAAACGAATAGTGTGTCAATAAAAATTCTATCGTATTTTCCAATAGATCAAATTTGGCAATGAAGTTTCATATGTGGAGGGTTGTTTGAATCTGGTGGAGCCGCTGCTGCTCAGTGATCTAATTTCGGATCATAAGAGGCGGATTAGTGACATGGGAATCAAAGTCAGAAGTTCGTCTAGCTTTGAGGCGCTAGAGGATCTGTTGCCGTTGGACCAGAAGAGCGCTCTTTCTGAACATTTTCGAACAGCACTTAACACCTATACCGAGGCGACTGGCTTTTGGCTTGGGGGGTTTGATAAATCGGGAAGGATGGTCGCACTATGTGCGGCCAGGCTGGATGATCTTGGCGACGAGAATATGGAGAATTATCTCCGCCGATACTGGCACAGGTGTTATCCAGCGGCGTGCGATCAAAGAGCTCTTTTGGCCGAAAAGCAGCCTCGTTTCTGGCGAAACATCACTGGTAGGGTCGGCTACTATGGTGATTTTTTCTTGAAGCGTGAAGGGATTCAAGGGCGCGGGCTGCCTAAACTTTTCGCGCCGCTTTGTGTGCTGCTTGGAATTCTTAAGTGGAACCCAGATTGGCACTACTGCTGGGTAAATCAACGTGATTGGTCAATGCGTTACCCACTTGCTTATGGATTTGCGCGAACTTACTCAAATGGGCTTCGTTGGGACATGCCGCCGGCAACGATAAGATCCGATTTGGTCGCGGCCGTGAATAGTAGAAGTGACGCGCTGGATTGGATTGAAGAGTTAGAAGGCGTTTATTTACAAGGTTTGAGTACGTAATCAGATACAAGCTTCCGCTCAGTGTACGCCAAGGAAGTGTTATGCGCTCGTATGTCAGAACGCTGGTTCCAGTGTCAGGTTGAAAGACGTCTTGTACCACATGGAGGGTGGGAGCTTCCTGGGCGTCGCGATAGCTCTTTTGCACCGAAAGTCTATATTCCGGACGAAAGAATTGTCGGCTGTCACAATCCTTCGACCGGGAACGCTTGATTTCCTTGCCTAGCAGGCTTTTTTTGCCAACAAACAAGATCTTTGGACTGTCGTCAGCCGGAATGTCACCGGAGAGTCTGACGATATATGGAGCCACTCCCTCAAACAGGTTCGGGTCGCTGATCACTCCGTTTGACCGATACCATCTCTTTAAAAGATGTTGCGCCTTTTCACCCGCGGCCCCGCACTCGGCGAACCGAATATCGATCTGATCAATTCCTGTTTTCATTGCAGGATGCCAGGTTTTAGATTGATAAGGCTCCACGTCTTGTTGGCGCGCTTCATCGCAATTTCGTCTCGTGCCAATAGGTAAAGGAACCGTTGCTGTTCTAGATTGAGGTCTCGTATATTACGATGCCCGAATTCATTTTCACACTCGTCTAGAATAACGTGTTCTTCATCCATGGCTCTTGCAGTAACTACTAGATTAGCTAATCTTCTGCTAAACAAACTTGTTTGCAAGTGTGCTTGCATCTCGTGCACATGAGGTATCTTATCTTTTCTTGACATTGAATTGCCTTGATCCCACCGCGCTTGTTATTAAAAATATTCTTTAGCGCCCACCATTTTTACATAAGAAATTGCAACAGACTTGATATATTCTTTGAAACTAAATTCACCTTCTTCTCGTTCACCGCTTATTTTGGCAACGATTTCGGACGCCGCTTCAAACACTTTTGGGTTCCACTTCCCAGTCTGCATCAAAGCAGCAAGCACAATCGCTGTCGCTTCAATGTAACTCTCGTCCGTGATATCGCCGTGAAATTTTGCAACTGCAAGTTTTTTCACGGCATCCACAGCTAGTTGGGATAGGTCGTCCTGTGTTGCGGGATTGTCTTCTGCGTCGTTGGCTGCTTGATCATCAAGAGTCGGCAGTCCGACGTTCAGAGCGATTGCGATCTCGAGTAACTCAGCTGCGCTAAGTTCCCGTTTGCGGCGAACGATTTGGCTGATTTTGGGTTGATCAAGCGAGGGTGTCCTCCTGCCGAGTTCCGACTGAGACACCTTACCCTCGTCCATCGCGCTTGCCAGCCAATCGAGAACGATTTCCGAATAGTCTTTTTTTCCCATAGGGGAATTTTGCACAATTCTGATTTTAGCGTCAGTCTGGAAAATCATGTAAGTGACCTATAGGGATATTGACAAGCGCCTATGGGAAATGCACATAGTTGTGGCATGAAGAATGATCCTGCAGAACTGGTGCTGGTGCCCATGGGGGGGCTGACAAGCCTTTCTCGACAGCTTGGACGGGACGTTTCCACAGTTTTTCGGTGGAGGTTGCCGAAGAGCAAAGGAGGGGCCGATGGCCGAATTCCTTCAAATAACTTCTTTCCCATTTGGTGTGAATTGGTTCGAAAAGGTGAGCCAATAACTCTCGAGCATCTTGTTTTTACTGAAGTTGAGCGATCATTTATCGAAGATCTACGCAAGGAATATTCTCAAACTTCAAGTTCTGCGTCATCCCCCGAAACACAAGAAAATCGGGGGGTGGATTTATGACCGATCAAGAAAATCTGGATCCGGGCCAACTATGGTTCAGACGTAAAGTTGCGCAAAGCCAGACGCTGCGGCGCGAACTGGCTTATATGAACATCGACTGGGACGCGTATTTACCCGAGGCCGAGAAGTCCTCTGATGTGGGCGATGTGTCCACGGGCAACTTCCAATTGAATGCGTTGAGGCTCGTTGCGCGGTGTTTCCGGCGACTGGTGGACGGTTTCCTCAATTGTACGAAGATGGCTATCCACCCGTTTCAAAAGTCCTTTTGGATCGGTTTGCTCCATAAGAAGCGCGCGGACAAGTTCGTCCAATGCGGTGAGGCGACCCCTCAGTGCGTGGAGGGCCTCGGCGGTGTCACTGTCCATGTTTCGGTTTCCTTTCGGTGTGACGAGAAAGGAGACAAGGCATGACCAGTCTTCGAAAATTCACGAAATTCATCTCCTTTTGGTTCCTTCAGAAGGGGTTGATAGGAGCCGGTGCGCCTCGCTACGGCGTGCCGGTTCCGCGACTCATTATATCAGTTTCGTTCCTGCAACCTAAGGTGTGTTCGTGCGGGCTTGCCCGTTTTCCATGGGGTGCGCGCGCGGGGTGCTTGACATGAAGCATTTACGCAAAACCAGTGAGTCGCAAAGGCGGCGGCTGAAACTGAACACACAGCGGACCGTTGAATTATGCGGGTCGCAGGACTTTGTTTCTGAAATCACGCGTGTGGCAGCCAAAACACTGTCCGACTACGCAAATACATCCAGCGAACGGCATCAGGATACGTTCATGCCGGTCGACGTGCTGGCAGACCTTATATTGGACAGCAAGGCACGAGGCGAAGTCCCGCCACTGTTGGCCGCTCTTTGCGAATTGGCGGGCGGGACTTTTGTACGCGTACCGGAGCCTGATCGCGATGCAAGCGCCCCCCAGCTTGAGCTGGCGGCCGTGGGCGCGCGCCATTGGGCGTTTCCCTCCCTTATCAGCCGTTTTCTGGCTGGCGACATCAGCCAAGACGAGTTTCAGGGCGAGGCGGCGCAGCTTCTGCCGTGTCTCATGAACGATCTCTCTCAATTGAAACAAAACATAGAGACGTCGAAAGCGGAGGCGGCGGAATGAGCCTACCCGTTCATCTTTCGACTGAGTTCCGCCCAATCGAATGGTTCTTTGGGTTCGAAAAGGTAAGTGCGAGAGTTCTTCTCGCAAACCATGCAACGTTTTACCGTCTTGCCGCCCTGAAGAATGCTTATCTTCGCGTCCTGAAAGCACACCGGACAACAATAGTGTGTGTGTTCGCCGTCGGCGCAGTCTGCCTTGAGGCGATACACACTAGAACCGGCTGGCGTCTGCCAAAGCTCATAGCGGCCAAGTTTATCCTGTACGCGTTCGGCTTCAAGTGCCGCATTCTGCAGCTCGATAAGGCTCTTCTTAAGCTCTACATTTGCGAGTTCCGCGTCCGTAATCTCCTTGATGAGGGAGGCGACAAGGCGTTCAAGCTTCGGATCGCCCGCCTTCTTCGACTTGGACACAAGGTCCTGAACCTTTCTGGCGATATCGAGGGCGGAGCCGGTGTGGCGCAGTGTGAGGCCGATCGTCTCGCTGTTGTCGCTCAGGTGCTGCAGGAAGTTGAACAAAACACACTCCAAAAAATCCAAAAAACTGACGCTGGTTGCATTTCACCAGAATCGCGCGCGGCCGTCGAGAGGAGGGTCGCGGAATGACTGTCTCCCTCAGCCGCGTTTCGTCGCACCGCCTTGATCATCTTTCGGCGCGGGCCCGGACCCTCTCGCAAAACCGCAAGACGACGGCGATGTCTGCCGAGCTGCTCGCACAATTCGAAAAACACCCGGCACCCACGTTGGCGATGGCATCGGCTTACCGATCCGACGCCGCAGACATGGAAGAGATTGCCGACATCCTCACCGAACTTTCCAAGAAAAAGAGGGGGCAATCATGAGCAAACGGCAATGGAGCGAGCTTTCACCGCAGGAAAAAGCCGGAGTCTGCCGACACTACGTCTGCCGGAAGGGGCTTTCCTCCACCCAGGCGGCGATCGCGATTTCCGGTGAATATGGCCCGGTGACACGAAATTCCGTGATCGGGACCTGTCACCGCAACAACATTCCAATGACAGCCGGGCACATTGTGCGCAGCGCGAATGAGATCACGAAATCATCGACCAGAAACGGCAAGGCTGCCCGCAAGGCAAAACCGAAGGGACGGCAGTGCCCTGGTGCCGCTGAAACCCGCCCAAAAGACACGCCGTCCTCGCGCACCCGCACGCGTAAGGAGGTTTTCAACGCTTTCGAAATGCGGCCCGAACGGGAAAGCGCCGCAGAGGCCGAAGGGCTGAGCAAAGCCGACCAGGTGGAGCTTGGCAGCAAAAGCCTGCGGGCGGGCGGTGCGGTTTCCCTGGCGGACCTCGGGCCGCGCACCTGCCGCTGGCCGGTTTGGAGCTTTCACGACAAGCCGGAAGGCGGCGGGTCTTATTGCGGCGCTGCTTGCGAGACCGAGGACAGCTACTGCGGCGCACACAAGCGTCTTGCCTATGTGCCGCCAGAGCGGCGCCCCAAAAAAGGGTCAAGACTGTGGAGGACCTCATGGTCTTGATTCCGACCAAGGACCCGGCAGAGGCGGTGCTGGCGATGACGCTGACAACGCCGCGCACGGAAGAACGGCGGGCCGCGCTGAAACAGACCGCGCAAACACACCGTCGCGCCACGCCGAAACCGCCGTCGCGGCCGATCTTCGACCCGGAGAACCAGCCGCGCGGCCAGGTTGGCAAGTTGCCGGATCCGGCGCCAGATGCGGCGTTCGACATTGAGGCGAAGGCGGATATTGATCCGCCGATACCGGAAGAACCCGACACCGAAACCGAACCGGTGCAGGACGCTGAAACTCCGCCGAGTGTCGAGCAGCTGGTCTTTCTGTTGCAGCTGAAAGCGATCATGGAAGCGTCGGACCCGATGTTTGCCGAACCGCCAAGCATGGAGTCTGTTTCCAAGGAAATCTGTCATTGGCGCAAAATTCCGTTTTCGCTGATCCGAAGCAAGCAAAAGTCGAAGCAAATCAACGCCGCACGCAACGAAGTGTATTACGCGCTGCGCGCCAGGTGCGGCCTAGGCATCTCCGAAATCGGCAAATTCCTCCGCAGAGACCATTCGACGGTTGCAAGCGGCAGTGAACGCCACGCCGAAACCCACGGATTGCCGCGGCCCTGGAAGGGAGAACCCCTATGACCGATTTCGTCAGGCCGGTGCTCCGGCTGTTCACCTATGCGCGCGCGCAACACCGGCTGAGGCAGGACGGAAAGCCGGCAGGGTTTGCCAGCGCGGCCAAGCTGGTTTCCAGGGAAACGGGTGTTGCCCTGGATGACGTCAACACGGTGCTTGCCAGCGGATTTTCCTCCGTTGAGACGCAAGAGCGGGTTGCCGCCTGGTGCGGGCTCAAGCGCGCCACTAAGCACGGGACGCCAGTGCTGATCGCAGATCCTGCCCATGACTTTGAGCCCGGTTCCGTCTGCCCGGATGGCGGCGCGGTGCCGGTTTCGCCGGAAGAGGCAAAGCGCCGGGTGGAAACCCGGCTTGCGCAACGGGGGGCAATGTGATGGCGACTTCTCATTCCGAAAATTTGTTCGATGTTGGCGTGAAAACGCCGAAGAGCGGACGGGCCGGGACCTACGCGACAGCCGTTTGCGGTACCTGCGGCAAGTCCGAGGATATCTTTGCCAGGGCATCTGCCGGAGCCACCTTGCCTGTCGAGCCGGTGGCTAAAAAATTCCGGACGCAAGGCTGGAAGATTGCGGGCAAGAAAGGCCGGCACACATGCCCGGCCTGCCAGAAAAAGCCCGCAACACCGAAAGCGGCGCCGCCGCCGGAGCCGACACCGGAAAACCGGCGCGCGATCCTGGAAGCGCTGGAAATCGTGTTCTGCCCGGCCAAAGGCTTCGACGATGGCTATGACGACGAACGCGTGGCGCTGGAACAGGGCATGCCGCGCCGCTGGGTGGAAGACATTCGCGAACAGTTCTGCGGTCCCGTGCCGCCGCCGGCGGTGGACCATATCGGCGAGGCGCGCGCCGCGCTGAAACAGCTGGGCGATGCCGCCGCAGACATGGCCGATGCGCAAGCCACAGCGGACAAGGCGTGCCAGCGGGTGATCGAGCTTCAGGCGGATGTCGACAGACATCTGGAAAAGGCGGGGGCGGCATGAGGCTTGACCGGGAAAAGCTGGGGCACGCTCTGCGTCGGGCGCGGGAAACGCGCGGTCTTACGCCGCGCGATCTGGCGCGGATTACCGGTGTCAGTTTCAGCACGATTTACCGGGCGGAGCGGGCGCATCCCGACATCTATGCGCGGGCGGATACGATCTGCATTCTCGGCTTTGAGCTGGGCGTCGACCCTCGCGATTTCGTGAAACGTGTTTCACGGGAAAACACCCATGACACACATTCCAGCGCGGAGTGCGCGTGATGGGGAAACGGTCCAATCGTGCCCGCGTGCCGAAAGACGCCTATCTGACGATCGATCGCCGGGCCGTGCCGCCAGTCATCCCGTTTTTGCAGCATGAAGGCATTCGCTCTTTCATCGAGCCTTGCTGGGGCTGGGGGCATGTGGTCGGGCCGCTGACGCGCGCCGGTCTTGTCTGCCGCGGCCGGTATGACTTGGAGCCGAAAACGGCGATCAAGGTCGATCCGGATCTGCCGGGCCGGCAGGGGCACGTGATCCAGCGGGACGGGCGCGCGCTAACCTTTGCCGATCTCAACGGCGCGGACGCGATCGTCACCAATCCGCCCTGGTCGTGGAAGCTGCTGCACGAGCTGATCATGCGGTGGTCGCGCATGGTGCCGACCTGGCTGCTGTTTTACGGCAACTGGATTTTCTCCGAGCGGGCGGCGCCAATCATCCGGCAGTACATGACCGACTTTGTGCCGCTGCCGCGCCTGCAATGGTTTCCAGGAACGGACCACGCGGAAAAGGATTCCTGCGGTTGGTACCGCTTCCACATGGCCGAGGCAGCGACACGGAAAGGGCCGCCGCGCATCTGGCCGCGCGGAGCTGACCCTTCGAATGACAATTTCCTTCTTTCCGAAGCCATAGGAGCTTGATTCATGGGCATTGGTGCTGACCACATTCCGCCGCCTCCGCCGCGATCGGCAGCTGTTGCACAAAGTGAGCAGGAGCAATCCGAGGCGAAGCAGGTGCCCTTTGTCCAGATCATTGACGGGCGTTTGCTGCCGTCGATTTTCCGGGACCTCAGTTCATTCGGCTGTCTTTCTGGGATGATGTCCATCGGGCTGATCATGGACAGTTCTGCCTTTCAATGGATTGCAGGTGTTGTCGGCCTCTTGTTCGTTGTCGCGCGTGCAAACCGAGATGTTTCCAAGTCGAGAATGACGGTTTCTGAGGCGCGCGCTTACCTCGACGGCCTCGAGGCAAAATCCGGTTCTACCCAATCTCAATCTGAAGGGGATCTCAAATGAGCGATCCAGGTGGCGTCGCGGCTGAACAATTGCGGGCCTTTGTCGAGCGCATCGAGCGGCTGAACGAGGAAATCAAGGTCATCAACGATGACAAGAAGGACGTCTATTCCGAGGCCAAGGGCAACGGCTATGACGCCAAGATCCTGAAAGAGGTCATCAAGCTGCGGAAAATGCAGCCGCATGAACGCGAGGAGCACGACGCGCTGCTGGATCTCTACATGCACGCGCTCGGTATGGCAGGACCGTCCGGTGTTGGCGACGACGCGGAGGCTGCGTGATGCCGAAGCGGATCCAGATGACGCGATCGAAGCCCTGGCGCGCGGACAATCCGGACGCGGTGATCGTCGACCGCACAACGAAATGGGGCAACCCGTTCAAGATCGGCGACGAGCTGCCCGGCATGCCCGACCAGCCGATGGACGCGGAAGACGTGTGCGATTGCTTCGAGCTTTTCACGATTCCCGAGCTGCCGGTTCATGAGCTCAAGGGCAAGGACCTGGCCTGCTGGTGCGCGCAAGGTGAACCGTGTCACGCGGACATTCTGCTGAAATACGCGGAGCGGTGTGCGCCGGTCGGCGAGGGGGAAAGCTGATGCCGGACCGAAGCAGCGCGTCAGAGGTTCGGAATCCAGTTTTGGCGCTTCCGTCAGCTGACCGTCTCGCTGAACTTTCGCCCGAAGCGCGAGAGATCCTGCGTGAAATTCTGAAAGATCTTTCGAACCAGGCTCGCGAGCGGGCTGAAAAATCCTGGCGCAGTCACAAAGCGCCGATGGCCGCCTATTGGAAGGCTGTCGCGGTATATGCGCGGCATATCTCCGTCGCGTTGCGGAGGGCGGCATGAGGTACGGCAGCGTTTGCAGCGGGATCGAGGCGGCGACGCAGGCGTGGCATCCGCTCGGCTGGACGCCGGTCTTCTTTTCCGAAGTAGACAAGTTTCCGAGTGCGGTGCTGGCGCATCACTACGGCAGCAACATGCCCGGCGAACGGCTTGCCACAAACGGCGTGCCGAACCTGGGCGACATGACCAAATTCGAGGAGTGGCCGGACTATGCAATTGACCTTCTTGTCGGAGGAACGCCCTGTCAGGACTATTCCATCGCGGGACTGCGCCTTGGACTGGATGGCAGCCGAGGGCAACTCACCCTTGTCTTTGTCGAGATCCTTGGCCGATATCGCCCCTGCTGGTTCGCGTGGGAGAATGTCCCCGGTGTCCTGTCCAGCAACGAGGGAAAAGACTTTGCGCGATTTCTGGGCGACCTCAGCGGCCAGCAAATCGACGTGCCGGAAACCGGATGGCAGAACGCCGGCATCGTCGCCGGAATTGCCGATGCCTACGGGCTCGCCTGGCGCGTGCTTGACGCTCAGTTTACCCGAACATGCCTCGTCCCTTGGGCCGTCCCGCAACGACGGCGGCGTGTGTTCGTTGTCGGATATCTTGGAGACTGGCGGCGTGCCGCGGCGGTTCTATTTGACGGCGAAGGCCTGCAGGGGAATTCTCCGCCGCGCCGCAAAGCGGGGCAAGGAACTGCCCATGATGTTGCTCCAAGCCTTGTCAGCAGTGGCCGGGGCGTAGACCGGGCAGGCGATACGCGGGGACAGGATCCCATTGTGTCGGTGGCTGATCCACTCTTGGCCGGTGGGCACTCCAACAATCCACTTGACGAGAACCTCGTTGCGCATGCGGCTCCAGCGCTCACACAGAACCCGCATGCGGACAATGGCGATGGCCGCGAGGGGCTTCTCGTCGCGCACACATTGAAGGCGCACGGATTTGACGCCTCGGAAGACGGCACGGGCCGCGGCACGCCTCTGATCCCGGTCGCAGCACCCTTGACGGCAGGAATGGCCAAGAGCGCAGCGCGGGTACCACACGAGCAAGGGGCGCTGGTGCCGGTGGCATTTGATTGCAAGGCTGGTGGCGAGACCGCGCTTTCGATCGGCGATGTTCCCGGCGCACTGCGCGGCGATGGCCATGGCGGCGGACATGCGGCAATTGCCATCCAGGAGCGAGCGGTGTCGGAAAACCCGGATGCCGGACCGGATGGCGCGGGCGTTCGAATGGACGGTGCCGCCTACACCCTGGAAGCGCGCAGCGTGCCGCAATCGGTCGCGACTGGATGGGCCGTCCGGCGTTTGATGCCGATCGAGTGCGAGCGGCTGCAGGGTTTCCCCGACGATTTCACAAAAATTCCATGGCGGGGCAAGGCGGCGGACCAGTGTCCGGACGGACCTCGTTACAAGGCGCTCGGCAATTCCATGGCTGTCAACGTCATGCACTGGCTCGGCGAGCGGATCGAACACGTCAACCGGCTGATCAAGGAGGCGGCGGAATGAGCGAGCCACGCAGACCTGCGCTGCGCTATCACGGCAGCAAGTGGAAGCTGGCGCCCTGGATCATTGCGCATTTTCCGGCGCACCGGACCTACGTCGAATCGTTCGGCGGCGGGGCGGCGGTAATGCTGCGCAAGGAACGGGCCTATTCGGAGGTTTACAACGATCTCGATCAGGGACTGGTTTCCTATTTCCGGATCCTGCGCAATCCCGACCAGGCGAAGCGCTTTGCCGAGGCAATCCACCTGACACCCTTTGCGCGGGACGAATTCGAGGCGGCATATCAGCCGGCAGACGATGACTTCGAGAATGCGCGGCGGATGGTCGTGCGCTCGTTCATGGGCTTTGGTTCGGACGGAACGAACCCGCAGGTGAAAACCGGGTTCCGCGCAAATTCAAACCGCAGCGGCACAACGCCGGCGGGTGACTGGCGCAACCTTCCAGGTGGATTGATGGCAATTGCCGAGCGATTGCGCGGCGTTACCATTGAAAACCGGCTCGCGGTGGATGTGATGACGCAGCATGACGGGCCGAACGTTCTGCACTATGTCGACCCGCCCTATCTGCCCGAAACCCGCTCCAGCCATTGTTACCGGCGCGGGCACGGATACCGGCACGAACTGACGCCGGAAGAACACCATGTGCTTCTCGCCGTCCTGCAGGACCTCGACGGCATGGTCGTTTTGTCCGGCTATGCCTCTGATCTTTACGACAAAACCCTGAGTGACTGGCAAGTGGTCGACAAGGCCACCTATGCCGACGGCGCGCGCCCGCGCACGGAACGGCTCTGGCTGAACCCGGCCTGTGCCGCGGCCCTGGCGCGTGCCGGCGCGGGCGAGCAGCTCTGCATTTTGAAAGAGGTGGTTTGATGGCTCAAAAGACCGATATCGAGTGGACCGACAATACCTGGAACCCGGTTCGCGGATGTTCACGCGTCTCCGAAGGGTGCCGGAACTGCTATGCGGAAATCATGGCCGCGCGGTTCTCCGGACCCGGACAGTGGGGCGAGGGGCTGGCCGAGATCGTTCGCAAGCCGGACGGGGCGATCGACCATCGCTGGACCGGCAAGCTGGTCGCCGCGCCGGAGCATGTGCTGCTGGCGCCGCTGAAATGGAAAAAGCCGCGGCTGGTGTTCGTCAATTCCACGTCGGACCTCTTTCACGAGAACGTGCCGGATGAGCTGATTGATGCGGTGTTCGCCGTGATGGCGCTGACGCCGCATATCACCTACCAGGTGCTGACCAAGCGCCCGGAGCGGATGTTGAAATACATGCAGCGGCGAAACCCGAACGGGCATCACCCGTTCATGGACCAGGCTGCGCTCATGGCGATGACAGGCGCATGGAACACGCCTGCACTCGATTTGCGGGTTGTGGCGTTGCCGAATGTCTGGCTTGGCGTGTCGATCGAGGATCAGGCGACGGCGGACACGCGTGTCCCGTATCTGCTGGAAACGCCGGCGGCGGTCCGGTTTGTTTCAGCGGAACCTTTGCTCGGCGGAATCGATTTGGAAAGCGCCTGGAACGGCGAAACGGCTCTGAGCCTGGAATGTTGGGGCGATTGCTGCTGGTGTGAAAGAGGCAAGCCTCCGCTTCATAACTGCCGCCGGGGCCGTCAGGAAAATGCCGAAATTCAGAAAGGCAGGTCCGGCCTCGATTGGGTGATTTGCGGGGGCGAGAGCGGGCCGGATGCGCGGCCCATGCATCCCGATTGGGCGCGCGAGATGCGCGACCAGTGTGCCGATGCCGGCGTGCCGTTTTTCTTCAAGCAATGGGGCGCGTGGGCGCCTTGGAGCACGGTCGGTCTGCCGGAAGGAATGGACCTTTCTGAAGCTGGAAACGACAAACGCGTGCATGTTTCTTATACCGGAAAATTCGGCGGAAACCCGCATACGCCAGGCGATTGGACGATGTACCGTCTTGGCAAAAAACGCTCCGGCCGCCTGCTCGACGGCGTGCTGCATGACGGCATTCCAAGCGTGAGGAAAGCGGCATGAGCGAGCGGGCGATGAACTGGGCGGCCGAGCAGGGCCTGCAGAGCGCAGATGCCTTGCGTGTGCTTCTGACATTGGCGCGCCTTCATGAAGACGGCGGGATGTGCATGCCGACCGTGGATTTTTACCGGAAAGCGGAAATGGACCATTTCACATGTGTCTCCGCTCTCTGGTTCCTTCGCAACAAGAACCTGATTTCGGCCGAGGGCATCGGCGGGCTGATGTCCGTCACGCTCGGCTGCGACTTTGACGAAAACCAATCGGCGCCTGTTTCTGCGTTGCCGCAAGACGAGGAGGTGAGCCTTTGAGCCATAAGGCCACAAATTGGGCCGTTGAGCAGCGCGGTTTGAAGCCGGGAACAAAGATTGTTCTATGGCATCTTGCTGACCGTCATAACAAGGATCATGGCTGTTTTCCATCGCAGGCGCTTCTCGCGAATGACTGTGAAATGAGCCGTGCGAGCGTGAACAATCACCTGAACACATTGGAGGAGCGCGGGCTGATTCGCCGGGTTCAGACGCGCAACAGCAAAACGTTCAAGCAGGAAAACACGCGCTATCTTCTTGCATTTGAAGACGATTTCACGACCAAAAATACAGGCGTGGAAAACGGCGGAAGTCCACAAAAGCCATGTCCAGAAATTGGACACGGGAACGAGCAAGGTCCCGTGTCCAAAAATGAGCAAATCCCGTGTCCAAAAAACAGCGATTCCCGTGTCCAAAATTTAGACACTAACCCTGTAAAGGAACCAGGAACTCAACCCGGAAATGCGCATGCGCGCGACGCGAGAGAGCTTGAAGCTCGTTCGAAAAAGCAAATTGATAATATGTTCTGGAAGCTGGTGAAGGATTGGCCAAAGCTCAAAGGAATGCCGAAGGCAAAGGCACGAGTGCCTTTCGAACAACTGAGCGAAAAGGAACAGGACGAAGCTCTCGAAAAGCGTGACGTTTGGTTTGATTTGCTGAAATCCCAGGACAAGGATCACGTGCCAGCACCCTCGACCTATTGCCGGGAAAAGCTATGGAAGGATATTCCGGAAGACTTCGGAAAGAATGCTCTGCAGGGAGAAACCTCGGCAGCGCCGCCGTTCGGCAAGAAGTGGGGCGCCATTCGGTTCTCCTGTCTGATGCTGGAGCCGACAGGATCGCTGCCAAAACTCACGTCTGGGCAGGAGCAAATGATTACCCAGGGCCTCTACAGCCGGGACGATCTCCTGCGTGAAAAGCGCGCCATGCATGGTTGGCCTCGCGTCAACACGATGCATGAGCGTGCGATCCACGGGCGCAAGGGTGTTGCCTGTGATCCGGCATTGGCGGGGCTTACGGATCTGTTTGGACAGGTGCATCGGGGTTCCCCGGCCTGGATTGCCTGGCGTGATCTTCACGCGAAAAAGGGTTGGCCCTGGTTCGGGCCTGATCGGGATTGTCCGGAATGGGTGTGGATGCCGGCGCCGCCGGATGCGCCCGAAACCTATTCAAACCCCTTCGCCGAAGTCAGGGCAGCGCTTGCGAGATTCGAGGCGGAACATGCACACATCACCGAAAGGCAGGCTGCGGAATGACAAAATCCGACAAGAAAACGTCAAAAGTTGCGCCGGAAATTGAATTGCTTGCAGCTTTGGTGCGGCGTTATCCACTGGATTGGTACATCGTCTATTGCAACCCGCGTTGTGAGCGGCGTGCGTTTCGCGGCCTGATGGACAAGGGCATATTTGCATGGTTGCCCGAGCAGGACGTGGAGCGCAAGCAGCCAAAGACCAAGCGCAAATTCACGGTGCGCATGCCCATATTCACGCGCTACGTCTTCGTCGGGCTCGATCCTCTAATGCGGCAGTCCTTTGGTGATGTTCGGTTGTGCGATGGCGTGGAAGGCTTTGTAAAATCGGAAGAAGTCGGTGAGCCAATTGCTATTCGTGCAGAAAAACTCTGGCCGTTGTTCACCGATCTTTACGCCAGCACAAAGGTCAAGCCGGGAACCAGTTTCAAGATAGGTGAAAATCTTGAAATCACCGCAGGCGTGTTCGCGGGGTTTGATCTCAAAGTGACCGAAGTCGACGAGGAGCGGTCGATTGTCAACGGTGAAGTTGACATCTTCGGGCGTGCGACACCTGCAACGGTCACTGTTGACGATGTGAAAATCCCGGCGTAATTCTTTTCGTCAGGATGATTCGCTGAATCCCTTGGGCTTGATGCTGGCGGAAGGCCAGACGACACAAAAGCGACCGAGGCAGGAACCCAGCCACATGTAAGCCGTTCTCTTTGAGCGCCATGTTGGCGCTACGGGTTCCTATGGCGGAAGCAACGGCTCGTAGCGATGCGGGCCTTTTTCATTTGAGCTGAGGATGTTTCACAGAAATCCGTGAAACATTTAGGGACCGTATCCCGCGAAACACAAAACGGGGGGACTGAGCGTTTAATGTCGCCAGTCTGACCCTAAATTCAAAGCCTAAACTCGGCTAAACTCCTAAACTCAGCCCTAAACACCTAAAGTCGCGCAGCACGCCGGAGCGAACCTGTGACAGCACACGCGGGCGAAATCGCCGTTGTTACCAAGGCCGAATTCGCCAAATACATCAAAGTAAGCCGCAGCCGCGTGTCGCAGTATATCGCCGAGGGCAAGATCTACGGCGAAGCGTTGGTTGGATGGGGGCGCGGCTCGAGGATCAACCGGCCGATCGCGCAGGAGCAGCTGCGCAAGGCGCTGAACATCGGCCAGATGCTCGGCAACGGGCTGGAAACCCAGCTTGCCGGTCCGCCCCAACCGGCCGAGCCGACCTTCGACCAGGTGCCGCCGCGGAGCGAAGAACCCAAGCCTGAATTGCCGGATCCGCGGGTTCCCTCGGTCGAGGACAAGCTCAAGCAGGAGCGGCTGTTTCAGGAGCAAATCCGAAGCCGGAAGGCGTCAGAGGACGAAGAAGCGCGCAAGGGCCGGTTCACGCCGACCGAAGAGGTCAGGGCCAGCAACACCCGGATTGCGGTCCAGATGATCCAGACGTTCGAGGGTTCCTTGCCGACCATGGCCGCGAAGATCGCTTCGAAATTCGAATTGCCGGTCCGCGACGTGCTCCATGAGCTGCGGTCCGAGTTTACCGAGATGCGCGGACGGGCGGCGGAAGCTTCCAGGGCGAAGGCAGAAGCCCTGCCGGCGGCTGTTGAGACAAAGATCGGCGAGACGGAGATCGGCGAGACGATGATGGAAGCAGCTGAATGAACTTCCATGTCGCGCTAACGGCGAACCCGGAGCGGCTGGCCTATGAGGCCATGGCAGATGCCTGGACGCCGCCGCCGAAGGTCGATTACCTAAAATGGGCAGAGGACAATATCGTCCTTTCCGAACGTGAAAGCCCGTATCCGGGACCGTATAACCGGGACCTCTTCGGCTATTTTGACGAGGTCCTGCGGGCGATGTCGCCCGATGATCCGTGCCGGATTGTGACGCTGAAAAAAAGCGCACAGCTCGGTGGCACCGTCCTGGCTAACATCTTCTGCTGCGGCTCGCTCGAAATGGTGCCGGGCGATTTTCTTTATGTCCACCCGACGGAAGGAAACGCGCAGCGCTGGTCCAAGCAGAAACTGGCGCCGATGCTGAAGAACACCGCTTCGCTCAGGGAGTTGTTCTCACAAAAGAGCCGGGATGGCGGCGACTCGGTTCTTTACAAAGAACGGCGCGACGGCCGGGGTGCCATCCAGATTTCCGGCGCGAATTCTCCTGCCTCGCTCTCCATGGTGACCATGAAGAACCAGGTCCAGGACGACCTGGCAAAATGGGAGACCAACTCGGCCGGTGATCCTGAAGCGCAAGCGGATTCGCGCAGCCAGGCGCATGAATTCGCCAAAATCACGAAGATCTCGACACCGATGGTTCTTCCAGGGTGCCGGATCTCGCGGAACTATGAGGACGGCAGCCAGGAGCAGCCGTTTGTCCCTTGTCCGCATTGTGGTCACATGCAGGTCCTTGAGTGGGACAACATGCTCGCCAATCTGAAGGAAGAGCATCCGGAGCGCGCGCATTTCACCTGCACCGACCCTGAGTGCGGCGGGGTGATCGAAGAGCATCACCGGCCAGCGATGCTCAAGCAGCTTGAATGGCGTGCGGGCAATGAGAACGCCAAACGTCAGCACCGGTCTTTCTGGATCTGGTCGGCCTATTCGGTTCTGCAGACTTTTGAGCGGATCGCGCGTTCCTGGCTGAAAGCAAAAGGTGATCCGGCCAGCGAGCAGACATTCATGAACGACGTCGTCGGGCTTGCTTATGAGGCCGCCGGCGACGCGCCGCCCTGGGAGGACCTGCGCGACCGGGCTGCGGTGTCGGAGTATTCAAAGGGGCAAATTCCAGCGGGAGCCGTGTTCATCACGCTCGGGATCGACGTTCAGGGCGACCGGCTGGAATGGCAACTTGTCGGCTGGGACCGGAACCTGCGACGGTTCGTGATCGATTACGGGGTTGTTCCTGGCTATGTCGGCGAAAAGTCGACCCGATGCCTGCTCGATGTCCTGGTCAATAACGAATGGCCGAATGCGTACGGGCATCGGCTCAGACCCGACATGACGGCAATCGACGGCAATGCCTATACGACCGATGTCTGGGGATGGGCGAGGCGCTTTCCGGCGGCGCGCGTGATCATGGTTCGCGGTGCCAGGTCAGAGACCGCACCGCGCTTGCAACGGGTCAAGCAGGAGTACAACGAGAAAACCGGCAAGGTGAAAAAGTATTCCCGCCGGTTCTACAATTTCAACAGCTCGATCATGAAACTCGGGCTCTACAAGAACATCCGCAAGACCGATCCGTTTGAGCCGGGTTTTGTGTCTTTCCCTCGCGGTCTCGATGACGAATATTTCCGGGGCCTGACAGCAGAACGCCGTGTCGCAAAAAAGAACAAGGACGGGTTTGAGGTCTGGCGCTGGACGAAAGACCCGCTGCAGGCGAATGAGCCGCTCGATACCATGAACCAGGCGGAAGCCGCGGCAACGAAACTCGGTCTGCGGTCCATGCCTGGCGCTGTCTGGGATGGCCTGGAGGCAGACCGCTGCACGCAGGCAACCGACGTCCAGCTCGATATGGAAGATCTCCCGCTTGCGCCGAAACCGGCTGACGAGCCGGCAAAGCCGAAAGACAATCCCTTTGCACGTCTTGCCAAATCCTTGAACGGGTAATCATGCGAACATCAGTGCCGTCAATTCCGCGCTCGGAAGTCCTTCCGGAGCAAGTTCAGCCGTCCGCGCAATTCCTGCGTCCGGACAGCAGCGGGTTTCTCGCCGGCTGGCCGCGTCCAGTATTGCGCGAGACCTCGCACGACGTGCGCCAGGCGTGGTCGTCGGTCGCATCGCGCGCGATTGAATCGATCCATAATTCGGGCTGGATGAAAGGCGCGGTCGACCAGGCTGTCGGTGATACGATCGGCAACGGATTGAAGCTGAACCCGAAACCGGACTGGCAGGTTTGCGGATTTTCCAGCCAGGCAGAGGCAAGCGAATGGGCGCGGAATGTCGCGACCCGCTTCCGGTCCTACGCACGCAACCCGATGGAATGCGATGCGCGCGGCAAGATGACCGTTGCCAAGATGGCAAAAACCCAGTTGCAATCGCATTACGCCTTCGGGGAAGGTGTGGCGCGGACGGTCCTGCGAAAGCGGCCGAATTCGCTCACGCGCACCAAGATCCAGCTGCTTACGCCACTCCGGATCACGCAGGAGACCCGTGAAGAGGTCCGCCTGCATCAGGGCGTCTACCAGGACGCGGACGGCATGGCGATCGGGTATAGGGTCCGGGCCCGCCAGAACGGTTTTGACAAAACGGTCGATATGCCGGCGCGCGACAAAGACGGGCGCCCGCTGATCATTCACACTTTTGACGGCGACGCTGATCAGACACGCGGGATCTCGCCGTTCGCGGCTATCCTGAAAGTGTTCCGGCAAGTCGACCAACTTGCCGATGCGACCCTTGTTGCTGCACTTCTGCAGACCGTTTTCGCTGCGACCATCAAGTCAAATGCCCTTTCTGAAGAGGTTTTCGAAGGGCTCAGCACCAAGGGTGACGGCGAGGGCGAAGCCGCTCTTTCAAATGAACTGCAGTCATTCTTTGACGCGAAAAGCGCGTGGTCCAAAAACGCGAAGATCGATTTAGGCGCGCACGGCAAGATCGCGCACCTGTTTTTTGGCGAAGAGCTTCAGTTCCACAACACCAACCATCCGCACAACAACTATCTGCCGTTCATGCGGAACCTGCTGCGCGAGATCGCCCGCGCGATCGGCGTGTCATATGAGGCGCTTGCCTTCGACTATGAAGGCGCGACTTATTCGAGCGTTCGCATGGGGATCGCATCGCTCTGGCCGCAGGTTGTGAGCCGCCGCGAGGATCTGAGCGTGCCGTTCTACCAGGCTGTTTATGACGCCTGGCTCGAAGAGCAGATTTTCAATCGCTGGATCGCGTTTCCGGGCGGGTATCGGAACTTCCTTCGGGTTCGCGCCGCGGCAACTCAAGCCGACTGGAACGGCCCGGCCAAACCGACAGCCGATGATCTGAAGTCGGCCAAATCCATGGGCGAACGCCTGGAACGCGGCGTTTCCAGTCTCTCTATCGAGTGCAGCGAGCTCGGGCACGAGTGGGAAGACGTTGCCGACCAGAGAGCGCGCGAGTCTCAGAAATTCGAGGACCTCGGCCTTTCAGATCCGCATGCGTCCAAAGGGTCTCCACTGGCCGGAAAGGCCGGTGAGGAAAACGAGGAAGACGAAGACGACGAGGACGAGGACGACAAGTCCGACGAGGACAAAAAACCACCAGAGGATGACGACTGATGGCCAGCCTCTTTGACGGCATCGACACGACCGATCCTTGCCTCGTCTGGCCGGTGCTGCAGACCGCTTATTACAAGCTTGCCGCCGGTGAAAGCGAAGTCCGGGTCAAGTACGCAGACTTCGACGTCACGGTGCAGCCCGCCAGCATTCAAGAGCTGGAGGTTTTGATCACTCGGCTCAAAGGCGAGTGCAACCGCAAGCAAGGTATCCGCACCCGCTTTGCCATGCGCGGTGGATTTTAGGAAAGCGATCCCATGCCGGAAATCAACGAACTGAGCTACCTCCGTGCAGCTTCGCAGGTGTTCGACACGCCGTTGCTGCTGTCAGAAAGCCAGGGCCTTTTGATGGGCGAATATCTGGCCGCGCGCATGCTCGGCCAGGCAACGGTGGAGCCGCAAGGCAACCGGTTCCGCGGCGAGGAAGTGATTGAACCGGACGCGGACGGGCCGGCATGGCAGGGATATGCGCGGATCGGCAGCGTCGCCCGTATTCAGCTCATGGGCGAACTGGTCAATCGCGGTGCCTGGATGGGGTCTTATTCCGGCATGACGTCTTATGAGGGTTTTGCCGAGCAGCTGACCAGGGCCGCAGCTGACGATGAAGTCTCGACCATTCTGCTCGATGTGAATTCACCGGGCGGTGCCGCTGCCGGCATGTTCGAAACCGCACGCCTGGTGCGGTCTGTTTCCGAACAGAAGCCCGTGATTGCCGTTGTAAACTCTCTTGCCGCTTCTGCCGCATACGGGCTTGTGAGCGGTGCTTCGAAGATCGTCATGACCGAGAGCTCGGAAGTCGGTTCGATCGGCGTTCTCTGGCTGCATTTCGATCGCAGCAAGCAGCTGGACAGTCGCGGCGTCAAGGCAACGATCATCCATGCCGGCGCGCGCAAGGTCGACGGTCATCCGTTCGGGCCACTGGAAGGTGACGCGCTGTCCTCGATCGAGGGCCGGATCAACACGATCATGTCCCGCTTTGTGTCCCTGGTCTCCGAACACCGGGGACTGGAGGACGCGGCGATCCGCGACCTGGAAGCCAAAACGCTGTTTTCGGACGAGGCGATCACGGCCGGTCTTGCCGATGAAATCGGCACATTCGACGAAGTCCTTGAAGATCTTTCCCGCGCCCGCGTCGGGCGCACAATCTCGCAGCAAAGGAGACTATCCATGAGCGGGAACAACCAGCTGCCCGATGCATCAGCTTCGGGCATTACACAGGAGCAGCTCGAAAGCGCTGTTGCCACAGCACGCAGTGAAGGTGAAGAGGCCGGTGCGGTTGCCGAACGCGGTCGCATCAAGGCCATTCTGGACGGTGACGAGGCAAAGGGCCGCGAAGATCTCGCCCGTCATTTTGCCTTTGACACGGACCAGAGCCCGGAGGCAGCGACCGCTGCACTCGGGAAATCGCCGAAGGCCAAGGTCGAGGCGAAAGAAGACGAGGACTTCGCGTCCCGCAAGGACAAAGCGTCCGCTGACGCCGATCTTGACCTCGGCGGACCGGTCAAAACTGAAAAACAGCGCTCCGGCCTTTCCAGGGCTGTCGACCGGTTCGTTCCCGCCGCCTGATCCAGCATTCGCGTTTCACGACATCTGACCTCGACCTGATCCGGGCCGGGGAACACCTTTACTCGGCTGATTGAAAGGGATTTCAACATGCTGCCGCACTACACAATGACCCAGCCGAAGGGTCTGACTTCGGTTCTGAAATGGGAGGCCAATCCCGACTTTTCGCGCGAAAGTGCCGTTCTGCTTGCAGGCAGTGGCGCCGTTCGCACCATTGCTGTCGGCATGATCGTTGCCATGCTGGCAACCGCGAGTGCGACCACCGCGTCCGTCGCGGCAGATGCCGGCAATACGGGCAACGGCGTCATGACCATGTCAGCTCCTGCGGTCACCGGTGCGGTGAAAGAGGGCATCTACAAAGTGGTCTGCACCGACCCGGCCACCAATGGCGGCACGTTCGAGGTCACCGACCCGAATGGCGATTCCGTTGGCACGGCCAAGGTCGGCGCGGCCTTCACCAAGCAGGTGCGGTTCACGATCGCGGACGGCGGCAATGACTTTGCTGCCGGTGACCGCTTCGAGATCACCGTCACCGGTGCGGACATCAACCCGAATGCGGGCAAGGCCGTTGCCTGGGACCCGACCGCGTCTGACGGATCCGAGGTCCCGTGGGGCATCGCCGCGACCGCGGCAGAAGCGCAGGACGGTGTTGATCTCGATATCGGCCTCGTCGTGCTTCGCCGGGATGCGCTTTGCTTTGCCAATGGCATCGTCTGGCCGGACGGGGTGACCGATGCGCAGAAGGCGGTCGCCCTGCAGGACCTCGAAAAACAGGGGATCGTGGTCCGCACCACGTAACCCGCCAAGGAACCAGACCAAGGAAACCGGGGCCGGCACAGCCGGCCTTTTTCATGAATTCCGGCTGAGCCGGATCCCACCAGGAGTGAAAGGCTATGCCGGAAATTCTCTTTCCCTATTCGAATGTTGAGCTGACCGAAGAGGTCAACCGCATTCCAAACAACTTCGGGATGCTCAATGCGCTGAATATTGCGCCGAGCGAACTGATGGCGTCACGCTTTGTGCGCATTGACTTCCGCGACGGCCAGCTCGTCGTCCTTGCGGCCGATGAACCGGGCGCACCGGGCCAGATGTCCGAGCAGGACGATGTCGGCGGCACGATCCTCATGATCCCGCATTTCCCGCATCTTGAAACCATCAAGGCCGAGGACCTGGTCGGCGGTGTTGAAGTGATCAACGGTGTCATGAATGCCCGGAACCTGAGCACCGAGGCGGCGCGCCGTCTCAACACGATCCGGGGTCATCACGCGATAACGCTGGAATATATCCGCATGGGTATGCTTCGCGGCCTGATCAAGGATGGCAAGGGTCGCACTATGTACGATCTTTTTAGCGTTTTTGGCCTCACCAAAAAGACCATCGACTTCAAGCTTGGCACCGCCAGTACAAACCTTGTCGAAAAATGCGAGGAGGTGATCGACCACGTTCAGACCAATCTGAAGGGTGAGACCTCGACGCAGATCGAAACCGTCGTGTCGCCGTCGTTCTTCAATCGCTTCGTTTCGCATCCGAACGCGGAAAAGTTCTGGATCCAGACGCAGCAGGCATCCAGGCTTCAGGACTTTGAGCGCGAACGCCTCGGCGGCAACTGGGGCCGTGTTTTCGAATTCGGGCAGATCCTGTTCCGCGAGTACAAGGGAACCTTCCCGGTTCGCAACACGGCAGGTGCGATTACATCCGAGCCGATCGTCGAGGCAGGCAAGGGGCACGCCTATCCTGCCGGCACGCAGAACCTGTTCCGGACATACCAGGGGCCGGTACATCACATCGACATGGTCAATGTTGCGCCTGATGCTTCCGATCCGATCTATGTGTCGAGCAAGGTCCTGGACCACGGCGCGGGCGTTGAGATGAAATCTCAGTCCAACCGCATCGCGGTCTGCAAGCAGCCGAACCTCGTTGTCGAAGTCTTTTCTTCGGACTGATTGGACGCAGATGCGCTCTGATGTTGCAAAAAGAGCTGTCGACGCTGCCTTTGAACGGCTTGGCGTCGACAGCCAGTACGGGTCGACACCCTGCAAGCTCCTGTTTGAGAACGATGAGGATGTCGGCATCGACTTTGGTGGCGCGTCTCGTCCGGTCGGGCGGGAAACCATCTTCCTGGTGCGTGACAGTGAAGTGGCGCCGGTGGATGGCGGAACCTTCACGGTAAACAGCGAAACGCACAGGATCGTCGCCAAGCCTGTGCTCAAGGATGCCGCCAGGCTTGTCTGGCGTTGCCGTGTGGTTCTTCAAAATGCCTGATATTAAGCTCGCAGCCTTCGGCAACCTGCAGAAGGATCTGAACGCGCAGCGCAAGGATGTCGCGGCCGGCATCCGGGCCGGCACCGAGGATGCTGCTGTTTTCGGCAAGACCCGGTTCCGCGACATGGTCACCGGGGCCGGACTTGGCAACCGCCTAGCGAAAAGCTGGCGGCACAATGTTTATCCGGATCGAAGGAAAGAAACGTTCGAACCGGCGGCGCTGATCTTTTCGAAAGCGCCAGAGCTGATGAACGCCTTTAATGAAGGTGGGTTGATAACCCCACGCCGCGGCGCTTTCCTGGCAATTCCGACGGAGTTTGCTCCAAAGAGCCGGCATCCGCTGGCACGGCACCGCAGCATGCCGTTGAAAGAATTTCGCGAAGTGTTCGGCGATGGAGTCCTGACCTTGCGCGAGAAAAAGGGAAGTGGCGGCCAGGTGCTCTACGCCTTCGCAGAAAAGGGTTTTCGGCGACGTTTAGGGAAGCGTCGTGGTGTCAGCCGGGTGAAGAAAGGCGGACGGATCAAGTCTGAACCGGTCCTCATGTATGTGCTGGTCAAGCAGACACGGTTGCAGAGACGATTGAATATCGACGCAGTCGGCAACTCCGTCCAGCAGGTTTATCCGTCGATGGTGATCCGCAGCATCCTGAAAAGGCTCGGTCAATGAATTCCGATACGGCCCTGACAGCGCTCCAGACCGTCCTGACGACGCTTGCCTCGGCGCAAACGTCCATTCCGTCGGTTCACCGGAACGAACCGCTGGAACAGATGCTTGAAGCACTCGAAGGCGGCGCGAAGGGTTTTGCAAACCTGATCGACGGCGACATTCGTGTCGATAACACGTTGATCGGCGGTGGTTCGGTGTATGAGCTGACGCTGCTGCCGCAGCTTGAAGTGATCGTCAGCGGTGACACGGACGCCGATCGCAGGGCCGCGCTCTCGGCGATCGTCAACGCAGTTGCCGCGGCGATCGACACTGATCTGACGCTCGGTGGTGCCTGTGAAAACAGCCGCGTTGCCGGCATCCAGCGCAGTGGCCTGGTGACTGACGGGGTGCCGAACCTTGCCGGGCTGATCATCGCCCTGGAGGTCGAGCTGACCTCGGACCAACCCTTCTGACCACTTCATAGGTGACACATGACCGCGAAACGAACGACGGCCGCGCCGAAGGCGGGCCACTTTGTGCTGCTTGAGGACCACGGCGACCTGGTGCGCGGAAAGGTTCTCTGGCTTGAGCCGGACGCCATCAAGGCGCTTGACGGAAAGATCCGTCCGGCGAGCGAGCGAGACAAGTCCATTGCCGCAGTGAGCGGCTGATCCAAAGGAGCATCCCATGGGAACGACAGCCAAACCGCGCGGCAAGACCGCGAACCTCCTGTTCGGCACGCAAACCGCGTTCGATACAGCTGCGATCGGCAACTATATCTCGACGTTCTTTTATTCAGAGAACCTCGGAGAATCCGAACCGTTCGAGCAGAACCCGCTTATCGGCCTGGCACGGAACAACAACCGCGATGCCACCGAGCCGCAGCCGGGTCTTTTGACAGCGGCCGGTGACATCGTCGTGCCGCTCGATGCAAATCACTTTCCCTACTGGCTGACCATGCTGTTCGGTGCGCCGGTCACCAGCGGGGCCGGGCCTTACACACATGTGTGGACGTCCGGCAGCGAAGAACTGCCCTGGCGGACGATTGAAGTTGAAAAGCGTGCCGGCGCGGCGTTCTATCAGAACATCGGCGTCGTCACGAACGGCTTCTCGCTGGATGCGGCCCGAAGCGGTGGCTTCCGCCAGGTGACACTGAACTGCCTGTTGCGCAACCAGGTCAAGCTCTCCAGCACAGGCGGGGGCTCGCCTGCGGCGATGGTGCCGACATCCCTGCTGCCGGCGTCG